CAAGGGTGAGCTGAAGCGCCTGATCATCAACATGCCACCCCGGCACACAAAGTCTGAATTCGCGTCTTACCTGCTGCCAGCGTGGTTCCTCGGGAAGTACCCGGACAAAAAAATCATCCAGACGGCCCACACCGCCGAACTTGCCGTGGGGTTCGGTCGTAAGGTCCGTAACCTTGTTGGCTCGGACGACTACCAGAAGGTGTTTAGTGGGGTTGGTCTCCAGTCGGACTCAAAGGCCGCAGGACGCTGGTCGACAAACAAGGGCGGTGAATACTTCGCTATCGGTGTTGGCGGTGCTGTTACGGGTAAGGGCGCTGATCTTTTGATCATTGACGACCCTCATTCGGAGCAGGAGGCAATGATCGGCCAATTTGACGGCTCCGTCTACGACAAGGTGTTTGAGTGGTATTCCTCCGGACCTCGCCAGCGTTTGCAACCGGGAGGTGCAATCGTAATAGTGATGACTCGTTGGGCCAAGAGGGATCTTACCGGCCAAATCATCGACGCATCCGTTAAAAAAGAGGGTGCCGGAGAGTGGGAGGTCATAGAGCTTCCTGCAATCATGCCATCGGGAGACCCTCTCTGGCCGGAGTTTTGGTCAATCGACGAGCTTCAGCGACTTAAAGTTGAGCTTCCCATCTCCAAGTGGTCGGCGCAATATCAGCAGGACCCGACCTCGGAAGAGGGCGCTCTGATCAAGAGGGATTGGTGGAACGTGTGGGAGGGTGAAAAACCACCTTCGGTTGAGGCGGTTATCGTGGCAATGGACACCGCATTCTCCAAAACTGAGCGTTCCGACTACTCAGCCTGCGTCTGTTTCGGGGTTTTTAACCATCCAAACGCCACCGGAAAGCCAATTCCAAACCTGATTCTGCTGGATGCGTGGAAGGATAAGCTGGAATTCCCCGAACTGAAGGCCACAACGGTCCAATATTACAAGGATTGGAAGCCCGACATGTTCATCGTCGAAAAGAAGGCCTCCGGTGCTCCCCTGATTGCAGAATTACGTAATGCTGGCGTTCCTGTGCAGGAGTTTACACCAACCCGCGCGACGGGCGACAAGATCGTGCGTGTAAACTCGATCACGGACGTATTCGCGTCGGGTGTGGTTTGGGCACCAGACGACCGATTTGCCGAGGAGGTGGTCGAGGAATGCGCCGCATTCCCCTCCGGGGACCACGACGACTACGTTGACGCCGTGACAATGGCCCTGATGCGGTTTAGACAGGGCGGATTCGTGATCCCGACCGACGAAGAAGACATTGAGATCCAACCGCAATTCCGCAAAGCGGCATTTTATTGATATAATGGGCTTGAACCCCAGAAAGATAAGCCATGGCCGATCCGATCATCCCAATTTCGCCGGAGACACCTCCGATCAATGTGGATCTTCCTCCGGAGGATCTTGGCCCGAACGTCACCCAGATGGAGGACGGCGGCGTCACCGTTGACTTTGGGAGTGCCGACCCCGAAATGGGTCCGCCGATTGAGCACGCTGCAAACCTCGCCGAATCAATGGACGAGGGCGACATCCGCATGATCGCGGAGGATCTGGTGTCCTCCTTTGAGGACGACATGAATACCCGTGCCGACTGGGAAAAGGCTTATCTTCAGGGCCTTGACCTTCTCGGCCTCAAGATTGAGGAGCGCACAATGCCTTGGCCGGGTGCGTGTGGCGTTTACCACCCCGTTCTCACTGAAGCAGTTATAAGATTCCAAGCCCAGACAATCATGGAGGTGTTGCCCGCCTCAGGTCCAGTACGGACAAAGATTGTTGGGAAAGCCAATGACGAACTCCTGAAACAGGCATATCGCGTTCAGGAGGAGATGAACTACGTCGTAACCGAGAAGATGAACGACTATCGTTCAGAGACGGAGCAGCTTCTGTTCCGCCTTCCTCTTGCCGGTTCCGCATTCCGAAAAGTCTATTACGACACGATCAACAAGCGCCCCGCAGCCGTATTTGTGCCTGCGGAGGACTTCGTTGTTGCCTACGGCACCACAGATCTCGCCGCTTGCCCGCGTTATACACACGTAACGCGAATGTACCCGAATGAACTTCGGAAATTACAGGTGAGTGGTTTCTACCGGGACATCGACATTCCAACGCCGTCTCCGGACTACTCAACCTTGCAACGCAAGTACGACAAGGTAAAGGGCGAGACCCCATCGTTTTCCGATGACACCCGGCACACAATCCTTGAGATGTGCGTAGACCTCGATCTTCCGGGCTATGAAAACCCCGACGGCATCGAGCTTCCGTACGTTGTAACAATTGAGAAGGCAAGCCGTGAAATTCTGGCAATCAGGCGCAACTGGCGGGAGAACGACCCGTCCTTTGAGAAACGTCAATACTTCGTTCATTACCAGTATCTTCCGGGGCTTGGCTTCTACGGCACAGGCCTTATCCACCTCATTGGCGGAATCGCTAAGAGCGCTACCTCAATCCTACGCCAACTCGTTGATGCTGGCACTCTTTCAAACCTGCCGGGTGGACTCAAGGCGCGGGGTCTCCGGATCAAGGGTGACGACAACCCGATCATGCCGGGCGAATTCCGGGATGTGGATGTAGCCTCCGGCTCTATCCGCGACTCAATTACATTCCTGCCCTACAAGGAGCCCTCCAGCGTTCTGTATCAGTTGCTTGGCAACCTTGTAGATGAGGGACGCCGCATTGGCTCCATCGCCGAGATGGATGTTGGGGATGCAAACCCCGAGGCACCCGTCGGCACAACTCTCGCCCTCCTTGAGAGGTCCATGAAGGTTATGTCCGCCGTTCAGGCGCGTGTACACGACTCCCTGAGCCGCGAATTTCAACTGATCGCCGATGTAATCAAAGAATATATGGGTCCCGAATATGAATATGTCGTTTCGGAAAACCCACAGCAGGTCTACAGCCGTTCGGAAGACTTCGATGATCGGGTTGATATTATCCCGGTTTCTGATCCGAATGCCGCCACAATGGCGCAGAAGGTCATGCAGTATCAGGCTGCGATGCAGCTTGCTCAGAACGCGCCTCCGGGCATGTATAATATGGAACTCCTACATCGTCAGATGCTTCATGCTCTGAACGTGCAGAATGTCGACCTGATCATTCAGTCGCAGGGTCAGGCCGTCTCCATGGACCCCGTAACGGAAAACCAGATGGTGATGTCTGGCAAGCCGATTACAGTGTTCCAGCAGCAGGACCATGACGCGCACATCAAGGTTCATACCGCGTTCATGCAGGATCCAATTTACCAGCAGTTCGTTTCTCAGAGCCCGAATGCACAGGCATTTGTTGGGGCGATGCAGCAGCACCTTGCTGAGCACTTTGCATATTCCTACCGTCGTCAGCTTGAACTCAAGTTGGGCGTGAGCCTGCCGCAGATGGGCGAGCAGCTTCCTCCCGACATCGAAAATGATGTAGCCAAGCTTGCATCTGTTGCGGCTGACCGTCTGTTGCAGCAGCACAATCAGGAGCAGGCAGCGGCCAAGCAGCAGCAGGAGGCCAATGATCCGCTCACAATCATGCAGCGTGAGGAACTTCGTATCAAGGAAGAGGCAGTCAAGGTCAAGAAGGCCGAGGCGATTGCAGACGCCAAATACAAAGAGGACAAGATCGCGCTTGAGGCGGCTAAGGTGGTCGGTCAGGCTGTCGAACCTCTTCGGAGGGGCTTCCCGTGACGGAACTTGATGTCATCAAGCAGAAGATTCGTATTAAAATGAATGAGTTAGCGGATGATCTTGCGTTAGGGTCCGCTAAGGATTTCGCAGAATACCGCTACCTGACCGGCGTAATTTCTGGTCTTGCACTCGTCGAACGAGACATTCTTGACCTTCAGCAGATTCAGCGTGACGCTGAGTAATTTCGGCTTGTGAATTTGTTGTAGTATCATTCAGTTACATCCTCCGGGATGCAACCACGCCGAAAGGCGCAACACACAGGAATGTGCATGTATTCTGAAAGCAAGTTCTCGAAAGAGATTCTTGGCAATCTGCCTGCGCCGAAGGGCTACAGGATTCTGATTGCAGTGCCGGAGGTCGAGGAAAAGACCAAGGGCGGTATCATCCGACCGGATGTTATCAAAGCAAGGGAGGAGACGGCCAGTATTGTTGGCCAAGTCCTCGAAATGGGTCCGGATTGTTATTCCGACCCCGACCGCTTCCCTGCGGGCCCCTATTGCCAAGAAGGGGATTGGGTGATGTTCCGGGCTTACTCCGGCACCCGATTCAAGGTTGGCGGCAAGGAGTTCCGCTTGATTAACGACGATGTTGTTGAGGCAACGCTGTCGAATCCAGAGGGGATTGAGCGGGCATGAGCGAGGACACAGAGATTGAAGTAGGCGGCGAAGTCGAAGCCGTCCAGTCTTCCGAACCGGACAAGAGTGCCGGTAGGGAGACAGATCTTCAGGTGGAGGTGGTCGACGACACCCCGCCTGAAGATAAGAACAGGCCCCGCCGTTCTGGCGAACCCGACATCCCCGATGATGACGAGGTTGCCCAGTACAGCGACAAGGTCAAGAAGCGCATTAGCAAGATCAAGTACGAGTTCCACGAGGAACGCCGTGCGAAGGAAGAGCTAGAGCGCCAGCAGCAGGCTCTGATCGACTACGTAAAGCGTAGGGACGTAGAGAATGCTCAGTTAAAGAAGGCTCTCCAGTCCGGTCAGTCATTGATTGCCGACCAGATGGAGACCCGGGTTCAGTCCGAGCTTGAGGTCGCACAGCGAATGCTCAAGGAAGGTGTTGAGCTTGGAGACGTTGACAAGCAGGTCGAGGCACACAAGAGAATTGCCCGACTGACTGTCGAGGCGGACAAGGTTAAAAGCTTCCGCCCCGTGCAGATCGAAGAGCCGGAGTATGAGCAGCCGCGTTATGAGCCTCAGACCCCCGCTCCGCAGCCCGACCAGAAGACAATCTCTTGGGCGCGAAAGAATACGTGGTTTGGACGTGACCGGGAGATGACTGATTATGCCCGGCACATTCACGACCGCCTAGTTGTTTTTGATCGCGTTGATCCCAAGACCGATGAGTATTGGGATAAGCTCGATAAGGAGATCCGGAAACGGTATCCGCATATGGCTGCTGATGAGGACGAAGTCGATAGCAGGGCACCTCAACAGAAGCAGAGCGTCGTGGTCGCTCCAGTAAAAAGAAACGTAACACCACCACGCAAAGTCCAGCTATCAGCGTCCGAGGTCGCAATCGCTAAGCGCCTCGGGCTTACTATCGAGCAGTACGCTGCCGAGAAGATGAGGTCCATGAATGGATAAGCGCACCCCTCGCGAAAGCGAAACCCGCGAAGCTACTTCGCGCAAGAAGTCTTGGGCCCCGCCCACAGTGCTACCCGAACCAGAGAAGCGTGATGGCTGGCGTTACCGCTGGATCCGCACGTCCACACTGAACAACCAAGACAACACGAATGTGTCGTCGAAGTTCCGTCAGGGTTGGGAGCCTGTCAAGGCAGAGGATCATCCCGAGATTACTGTTCTTAGAGATCGCAAGTCGGACTTTAAGGACAACATTGAAGTTGGCGGGCTTTTGCTTTGCAAGGCCCCGGAGGAAGCAATGTCCGAGCGAGACGCATACTACCGCGAATCTGCTCAGAACCAGATGCGTTCCGTCGAAAACAACTTCATGCGTGAAAACGATCCGCGTATGCCTCTGATGAAACCGGAGATCACTACGCGGGTAACTTTTGGCAAGGGGCGGGGATAACCTCCGCCTCAAATGAGGTAAAATAACATGGCTTCTACAGCAGCCCCGTATGGCCTGCGCCCTGTTAATCTTATCGGCGGTCAGCCCTATGCTGGTTCGACCCGTCTGATCAAGATCAACAATGCGTATGCGGCCAACATCTTCTACGGTCAGCCTGTGTCCATCAACTCCTCGGGCGTTGTCATCGCTGATACCGGCACATCGAATGTGGCGGCTACCGGCGTTGTCGGCGTTTTTGTGGGTTGCACGTACACAGACCCGAACTTGAAGTATAAATTGTTCCAGCAGTACTGGCCCTCGGGCACAGTCGCCACCGACGCATACGCCTACGTTGTTGACGACCCCGATGTGGTCATGCAGGTTCAGGCGGATGACGCCGTGACTCAGGCTGCTCTTGGTGCCAACATTGGCTTCAGCACCTTCTCTGGTGACACGGCCACTGGTAACTCCGAGACATCTGCCGACGTTGCGTCGATCAACACGACCGCGACCCTGCCGCTGCGTATCGTCGGTTTCGTTGACGGCCCCGAGTCGGCTGTTGGCGATGCTTTCACCGACATCCTCGTGAAGTGGAACATGCCCGCCGCCGTTTCGAGCAACGCCTCGAATGCCTCGGTGACAATGACCTATGGTCATGCGTACATGAACCCGACTGGCGTGTAATAGGAGAATTAGACAATGGCTATTTCACGCGCACAACTCTTAAAGGAACTGCTCCCGGGCCTCAACG